TGAACTTTCAGAACACACACCTGACTCCGATGAGTCAACTAAAGTCGGAATTGAAGTTGGATGTTCCAACTCCTGGCCCAACTTTGACTACGCAGCTTTCGACACAAACGGTCACATGCACGAGTTCGATCACCACCAAGAATATTTATTCTTCGAGGCAGAAGTAGTCATGAAGAGGGCAATGGAGCAACAGAATTGGATTCTGAGAACTCTTGGTCAGGAGAGAAGGGACAAGCTAGCTCCAGATGGATATCTGGACTACCTCGCCAGAGTAAACAGCGCCACACAACATGCTATGCATGGCAATGACACAAGAGCAGAAAGTGTGAGACGTTTAAAGGAGTGGTTACGTAAGGAGGAGGAAATAGCAAAGGCGGAGGACAGCAAAACGAAGATCGTACCTTTGTATAACATCACGGTGAATCAGGATTTCTACATTGGCCAGGAGATAACAGCGTTAGTTGGTCAGGGGGTGTCAACACCGCTGGCCTTTAGTGCGATAACAACCCCACAGGCGGAGGACGCTGTGTTCGATCAGTTGGAGATTGAAAGTTTGGTGACGAACAGTGATCCAAGCGCGACCCAGGCGCATGGGAGTGTTTTTATATGGGCGGGTGACGGGAACGTGACCGTTACTGGAACGTACCCTAATATCGTGATAACACCATTTATCGGCACATTTATACTACTGCACGAAAACACGACTTTTGCCTTTAACCTGTCGGGTGTTAACACGTCTGCAGGAGTTCAGGGTAAGAAGAGAGACGTGTATAAAAATTTCATCTTAGCGCAAGGCAACACAATCTGGGCAATGTACCGAGGTGACACAGAGTTCGCCTCAGTGCTAGTGAATATAAGGGGAAAAATGGTCCCAGCAACACAAAGGGTTCCAAAGGCACTGACACCAAGGGTAGTACCAGCGACAGGAGGACTGGCATTTGCGGGTACGATACTGGCAGCAGCATTCAACGCGATTGAGGATTTAGTGACGGTAGACGCGAGCACCGCACTCTTCTTCAGCAGTCTAACGACTGACTTGAATTTGTTGGGGGCAATTGGATTGTATACTGCGGCAGCAGTTATATGGTATCTGATGCCAGGGGGTACACCGCCCGTAATTAATTATGGCCAGATTAACTTTGATGCTTCAAATGCGATACTGTTAGGTTCCACAAACCTTAGAGCTATACCAAGAAAGTATACCAGAGCACAGCTGAGGGTAGATCTATCAAATGTAACACTTGCAGTGAACGGCAAGATACAGATGGCCATCTTAACTGGTGAGACGATATCCTTCACTGAGCGGGCAGTTCTCGACTACATAGTATCACTAACCCCGCCAACCAACATACCGCAGGTGTTCGTTGCGAACAGCGTTGCGTTCCCAGTTCCGGTTAGTATTCAGGGAGGGACAGTACTCATCGGGGATCAACCGATAGATGTGGCGATTACAGGACAGCCGATCAATGTAAACGTAACCGGAGGTGATGTCACTGTAACGCAGCCAGTGTGGGTGACAGACATTGACCCAACGGCAGAACAGCCACTAGCACAAATACAAGGCAGAGATGAGCATGAATACAGGTGGGATCCGACGCGCAAAGATAACAATCACGATCAACACTCGGCTACGGGTAACATCGATTTCCTTGTGTCGGTAGACGATGTACCAAAATACCTGACGGATGCGGCACAGAGGAAACTAACAAAATTAGGTTTCCACGGCGTAAACATGATACTTGACCAACACTCCGTGTACCCAAATGAAGCTGAGGGTTGGGAGAGGTACGTTGTACCCGATATGGATGTCGAGGAGAATGTATACGACTCAGGAAGGAAAGGAAGAACCGCCGCAGCCCCAAATGGGATGGGCAGGTATGAGAGATCAGAACCACGAACACCAGGCAAGACAAGCAACGAGAACAATGGCGGAGACCGAACAGCACGCCAAAGTGAGCCAAGCAACGCCGAGCCCGAGAAGGAGATTTATCAGCCGG